AGAGCGACTCCTTCAACCAAAAGGAATGGCGCGAGCGGAACCGGGTGTTCAAGGGTGTGCTGAACCGCCTCACGGCGTTGCCCATCCCCTACATCTTCTTCACGTTCCACCTCAAGGACCACAAGACCTACGTGGACCTCGGCAACGGACAGAAGGGTCTGATGAAGGTCGGTGAGAAGGTGGACTGGGTGGACGGTACGCAACGGTTCGTGTCGCAGCAGGTGTTCCTTCGACGCTACACGCAGAAGGGGGACAAGGCCGCCGGTGTTGAGGCAGACAAGAGTCTGGCTCCCGGTGAGTTCGTGGTTCGCGCCCACATCGAAGAGATGAAGGGTCGCAATAGCGAGCATCTCGGCAAGGTCTTCGACGTGCTGCGGGTCAATGACGGCGACGTGACTTGGAACGGTCTGCCTCTCTCGTGGAGGGATGCCTGATGTACGACGCTGAACTCAAGGAAATGACGGCTGCGCTCGGAAGGCTTCACGACCGCGTGAAGACTTTCGAGGACCAATTGCTCGACCTCAACCGCGCGATTGATGAACTGCATGGGCTCCTCGGCGACACCACGCTGACGAGCAAACTCGCAAAGGAACTGGCGATTCACGTCGCCAAGATGGAGGGTATGCCTGCCGCTACCTTTGAGAACTACAGGGTGTGACTGATGAAGGTCCAACGCAAGATGCTGACGGCGCTGCTCAAGGCGACCAGTCGGATGCAGCACGTGAACGGCAAGGCGCAGGCGCAGGTCGAGTCCTGTATTCTGCGGTGGCGCGATGACTCCGTGTCCACGACCTCGCTCGTCAAGGACGGCAAGACCTCGATTTCGCACTTCTCGTTCAAGACCGAGGAGGCGAGCAGGGACGACATGGACATTCCAGTCCCCGATATCGAGCGTATGCTCGGCGTGCTGAAGTACCACGGGGACATGGTGTCCCTCAAGGACAAGGACGGCAAGGTCGTGGTCCTGTCCAAGAACAAGCAGACCACGGTGGTCGGTGGGTATGACGCCAAGGCGTTCTCCACGAGCCGACAGAACCTCCAAGAATGGGGCGAACAGTCGCTCATCTTGGCCGAGCGTGTTCAGGGCAACGTGTACCACCTGTTGGACGACACGACCCGTGCGCCGTTCTTCACCGCCAAGATTGCCGCCGACACGCTGCATGATGCGCTGAGGTGCGACGGCATGAATGGGCAGAAACTCAACCGCTACACGTTCAAGCACAACGGTGACCAATTGAGCGTCACCGTGGGTGACCACTTCAAGGGACAGACCGAAACCATCGTCGCCCAAGGCTATACGGGCGAGGCTTTCGAGGCCGCCTTTGAGGGCGGCTTGGAGAACATCGTGGACCATTATTCCGGCGATGTTGAGGTTTCGTTCCTCGACTTCCGACCGGAGGGGCAGGGTATTCGCCTGATTCTCCGGTTCGACAACGGGGACTGGGTGTTTCAGGCGGGAGTCCTATGACCCAGAGCGAACACCCGGACTGGCCAAGGTTCCGTGCCCTGACGACGTGGAAGGGTCCAGAGCGCGAGGCCGCTTGGGTCCGCCACGGCGACTGGGTGGGACGTGCTCGTGTCGGCAAGAAGGCCGTGCGTATGGCTCTCGCCGTCGCCTTTGAGCGGTGGCCCAACGAGTGGATGACCGCTGATGTTCTCCACCACCGCGCCTTGGAGGGCGCTATCAAGTACAATTCTTTGAGTCAGAACGCTATTGGTTCGCTGCTCCGTCCGCTGATTGCAGACGGCCGTATCAAGATGCGCATGATTGCGAAGACAAACACAATGGAATACATGCAGGTGATTGAAGAATGAACGACGTGAAAGTGAAGTGCGAATGCGGGGCTATCTTGTCCCTCCAACCGAATACCGAAGGTACTGAGTTCTCGCCCGACTGGAGCGAGAGTCTGCGTACTACCCACGAATGCCCCGAATGCTCGGCCCTGTTGGCGGTGTACATCACCTCCGGCATGGCGGACCCGGAACATGCGTATAAGGACAAGAAGTGGCTGACCAAGGCGTACGTCAAGGAAGGTCGCACCATGTCCGATATCGCCACCTCCTGTGGTGTGACGGCCATGACCATTCACAATTGGCTGCGTCGGTTCAACATCGAAACCCGTCGCCGTGGGCGACCCGAGCCTTGATATACTGACGGGCCTGACTGTTGGGCATGATTGTGGACCAGACGGGCGGTCGCAAGGTTACGGTACGACGCCGTGACCCCGACTCCCTCGAGCGCATCGAAGAGGTCATCGAGGCCTACCCGTACCTGTTCATCCCCGAGGGGATGGATGAGTACGGGTTGGTGCGCACCCAAGAAGGGTACGAGGGTCTGTACGGTGAGGCGCTCAAGAAGGCGTTCTTCAGGACCGAATGGGACCGGGGCGAGTGGCGGCGCAACACAGACAGGACGTGGGAGGGGCAGGTGTCCTTCCCCAACCAAGTGTTGAACGACCGCCTCGCCGCCGGCAAGGAGCCGTACCCGAACTACGAGCACCGCGTGTGGTACGTGGACGGTGAATGGAAGGCTGAGTCCGAAGAAGTCACCATGCTCTCGGCGTACGATTCCTACACCGGCAAGATGTTCACGTGGGTTCAGCACCCCGACATTCCCGCAGGGATGCACAAGACGTGGCCCTGCAAGGACCACCCGGAGGGGCTGGCCGAAGTCGTGATGGACCCGCCTATGAAGGCGTTCGCAAACGAGCGACAATTGCTTGCTGACTTCGCTGCGCACATGCGTAAGCAGGACCCCGATATCCTGACGGGTTGGTTCTTTGTGGACGCTGACGTGTCCACCATCAGCACCCGTATGCGTCGGCTTGGGCTCGACCCCAAGATTATGTCGCCGGACGGAGAAGCGGTGGACGCAGCCCATCCCCGGTCGCCTGTGCTTTGACCTGATGGTCGGCTTCAAAAAACTGTGGACCATCAAGAATGGGCAATTGGCTGCTCGCAAACTGGACGACGTGGCTGAGTTCGTGCTCGGTGAAAAGAAGGTCGAACTGCCCAACGGACACGACACGTATTACACCGACGTGGGGACGTACCTCGACTATAACCGACAGGACGTTCGTCTGTTGCCGAGGCTCGACCAAGCCCTGAACGTGCTTGGGTACTACACGTCCCTGCAACACCTCATTCAATGTGAACTGGCCTCGACGCCGATGGTCACCGTGTGCGCCACCTCCCTGTTCGTTCAGGACGAGGACTTCGCCGTCCGCATCCCCGATAGTCCGCAGTTCAGCAAGGTCGAATATCAGGGCGCTGATGTACAGGACGTGGTGCCGGGACGGTATCAGAACATGGCCATCATGGATATCAAGGCCATGTACCATAGCAACGTGAACCTTCACAACATCTCGTGGGACACCCTGTCTGACGACGGCGTGGACTGTGGAAACGGCATCCGTTTCACACAGGGCGAGCAGGGCGTGCTCGGTCGCACCATGGACAAACTCACGGTCAAGCGCAACGAGTACAAGGCGCTGCTCAAGGAAGCCAAGGCTACCGGAAACCTTCAGGTTATAAGCAAATGGGACGCTATGCAATTCGCAACAAAAAGCATGGTGGCCAGCCTGTACGGCATCTGCGGTGATTCCAAGTTCGGCATGTATCACCCCGATATTGCGGCCGCTATCACGTACACGTCGAGGCAGACGCTCTTCCGCCTGCGTGACGAATGCAATGACCGTGGTTACCCCGTGCGCTACGGCCACACCGATTCGATTTTCTGCGAGGTGCCGACGCCCGAGGAGGGCGTGGTCCTATGCGAAGCCATCAATGAGTCCATGGCTCCCATCGAGGTCGAGTTTGAGAAGTGGTGTAGCACCATGATTCTCAAGGCCAAGAACCGGTACGCCGGCAAGACGACGTGGGCCGACGGCTCGTACCTCGATGAGCCGCAGTACTATTATAAGGGACTCGAACTCAAGCAGGCGCGTATGCCCAAGGCTATGAAGCAAGCCATGGATGAGGTACTGCGAGGCATCCTCGACGGTACGCCACAGGAAGATGTGGATGCTCGTCTGCTTGACCTCATCGAAGACGGCAAGAGCGGGGCGCTCGGTGAGTC